AAATGGCAAAAACGCCACAATTAGCATTAGAGAAAGCAAGACAGATTTATGAGGGAAGAAATAACACATGGTCAGCTTGGGGTGCGTTTAAATATCCATAACTCTTTAAATTAAATAACTATGAAACAAGAAGTTAAAAATCAAACAGTAACGCTCGGAGAATTAAAGAAAACAAAAATAGAAATGCCTAAAAAGTGGCTGGATAATTTGTGGAAAAGATATGGTGGAAAAGATGTATGTCAGATTGATGTAAAAGATTTAGTTAATAAAATCATTAAAACTAAAATAACAAAGAAAGAAATTTTTATTAGAGGGCTGGATGATAAAGCGATAAAATATGTAAAATCTTAACCTTTCCTCTTAGAGAAGCTAACTCTTTAAATTAAATAACTATATGGACAAATTTGAATTTTTACTACTAGGGACTATTATAGGACTTTTAATCGCAATTATTTCAACGCTAATAATTCAACTAACTCTTTAAATTAAATAACTATGAAGACAAATTACTGGATTATTTTTTCATTACTAATAGGTTTAACTGGAGGAATATGTATTATGTTTCCTGAAATCGGTAGATTACAACAATCACCTACTATAGCTGATATTTGGTTTTGGGTTGGACTTATTTTATTTGTAATTTCAATTAAATCTTATGAAAAATAAACCCATAAAAGAATATTTAGATTTACCATGCGGACATGGATGGGAAAACGCCTATACCTTTGAATATGTAGAATGTGCTATATGCGGGGAACAAACTCCTATGGGTAAAATTAAAACAATAACATTAAAAGAAAGAGAAGAAATACGTCAACAAACCCTCAAGCAAATAAAAGAAGGATTTCCAAAAAAATATATACTTAAAGGACTTATATTAACTGATGGTTCGATTGATTATATGAAGGGTTTTAATGACGGTGTAGATAAATCTAAAAAGTTTATAAATACATTATGACTTGTTCGCCAAAAATAAAAGGATCAAGACAAGAAGTAGGTCAAAGGGCTTGTAATAGCGATTGTTTCTATTGGGAACTCTGTTTAAAAGAATTAAATATCAAAGAAGCTCCAGAAGAACCAGATACACGCTTCAAAAAGCCCATAAAACACGGTGTTTGACAAAACCCAAAAAACACTTTATACTTATAACATAATTTTGCATACTTAAGTCTCGCTTATCGAGAATCGCTCAACAAATGCAAAAACCAAAACAAAAACGTAAAACCGTTACAGAACCTCAAGCGGAGGAAGATTTTGGCGTGGAAGAATGTTATTGTAAGTTAGAAGAGACGTTGGTGTTTCTGATATTGGGGAATGAATCGCTTATAGATGACATTTGTTACGCTACTGATAGAATAGAACAATTAGAAGATAAATTAAAGACAGAATTATCTAAAGGATTTATTAGTGGTGGGATATTTGTAGGAATTATATGGCTGATAAGTCTATTGAAATAATAACAAAAAAAGAACTTGACAAATATTTTGTACTGGGTTCTATTAAGAAGTTAAAAAAGAGAATAAGTAAATGGAAGAAGGAATTGATAATCACAGAACAAACAAAGAAAAAAGTTTAGCAAATTTACAGTTGTGGAAGAAGGGACAATCAGGTAACCCAGCAGGACGTCCTAAGGGTAAAACAATGAAAGAATATGCTAAAGATTTATTGGCTTGCCAGACTGAAGAAGAAAGACAAGAGTTTCTACATGGATTGCCTAAGGATATTATATGGCGCATGGCGGAAGGACAACCCAAACAAGACACAGAACTATCTGGGACAGTAAACGTAATTCCTATATTAGGAGGATTAACTCAAAATGATATACAGCCAGACTCAAGCATTAAAGAAGATACTTCAATTAAAGAAACGTCTTAAAGTAATTCAGGGCGGTTCTAGTGCTGGAAAGACAATAGCTATTCTTTTAATTTTAATAGATAGAGCGCAGTGTGAGAAAGGTAAAGTATTCAGCGTAGTATCAGAAACATTGCCACATTTAAAAAAGGGAGCAATAAGAGATTTCCTGAATATAATGGAATCTCACAAATACTATAAAGACAAGAGTTGGAATAGGACAGATTATATATATACATTTGAAACTGGAACTAAAATAGAGTTCTTTAGTGCAGATAACGCAGATAAAGTTAGAGGACCGAGACGAGAGGTACTTTTCATAAACGAAGCAAATAATGTAAGTTTTGAAACATATACCCAGCTAGCCATAAGAACCAACGAAGATATTTATCTGGACTACAACCCAGTATCAGAGTTCTGGGTACACAATGATATTATAGGCAAAGTAGATTGTGACTTTATAATCCTAACATATAAAGACAACGAAGAATTGCCACTGGCAATAGTAGATGAAATAGAGTCCAGAAAAGGCAGAAAAGGTTGGTGGGCAGTATATGGTGAGGGACAACTCGGAGAAGTAGAAGGTAGAATTTATACAGACTGGCAGATCATAGATGAAATACCGCACGAGGCTAGATTAGAATCAAGAGGATTAGACTTCGGATATAGTAATGATCCGACAGTTATACAAGACATTTATAAATACAATGGCGGATATATAGTAAATGAAAGACTCCGGCAGAAAGGAATGCACAACGATAAGATAGCTTCATTTATTAAGAACTTAGATTCACCACAAACTTTAGTCATAGCAGATAGTGCAGAACCAAAAAGCATAGATGAGATTGCTGCTTATGGAGTAAATATAATTGGATCAATTAAAGGACAAGGCAGTGTTAAGAAAGGCATAGACTTTGTTCAGAGCCAGCAAATAAGTCTAACTAAACGAAGTGTCAATACAATAAAATCTTATCGTAATTATTTACATAAGACCGATAAAAATGGAAAGATACTTAATGACCCAGACCATGCATTCTCAGATGAAATGGATGCAATACGTTATGGAATGAGTAACTTCCAACCTAATGAGGTAGAAGAAGATAATAATTGGGAGGTTCAAGAGACCGACTACTAATATATGGAAGAATCATACGTACCCACAGAGGGGGAATCAAAAGCAATCAATATAATGCAAGCAGAAAGAGCTCAATGGCAGATGGGTGCTGTCTTTGTGACTGATGAATATCAGTTCATAATGCGAAACATAGTTAAGAAAGCTCGCCGTAACTATCTAGGAATCTTTACGCAACAAAGAGATCCTATTACAGATAGAAAGAAGATATTTGTACCTTTTACAGAGTGGATATGTGAGACAATGGCTAAGAACATAGACATAGACACAAAAGATATAGATGTTAAAGCTAGACATGGAAAGGACACAGACTACCTAAAGGCACAATTCTTTAAACATATACTCCAAAAGAAACTTAATGATGTTGGATTTGGTAAGATACTCAACAAATGGCTGAGACGATTAATTATAGACGGAACTGGATTCTTAAAAGCACAAAAGGATGATAATGGTAAACTAAAGATTGTCAATGTAGATAGATTAAACATGATATATGACCCAACTATTGAAGAGATTGAGAATAGTTCGGGCATAACAGAGCGACATATTCTAACAATGCCAGAGTTTCAGGCACTAGGACTAGACAACACAGATTCAGTATCGGGAGTATCAAGTATTAAGCCACTTGACCTAGATGCTTCTGTAGTCAGAAACCCCACCCAAGTACCATACGTAGAAGTATATGAACGATATGGATGGCTTCCAAAGGTTTGTTTAACCAATGATTTTAATGATTCAGATGAATACTTCCTGGGACACGCTATTGTATCAAACCTAGCTTTTGGTAAACCAATAGTTCACTTAATTGAGGAGGTAAAACAAGACCCATTTGGTATAGCTAAACTAAAAGAAGTTCCTAATAGAGCTGATGGACGTGGAATACCAGAGATGTTGTTTCAAATACAGGCATATATAAACGAGGTAGTAAATGTAAGATTAAATAAAGGAAGAATAGTTGGATTAGGATTATTTGAATTAAAAGGAAATATAACACCACAAGCATTTAAACGCTTATTCACAACTGGCGGCATTAAGACTGACGCAGCATCAAGTATAAACCTTTTAAATACAGGAACAATAGACCCTTCAAGCTATCGTGATGAAGAACAAGCCTATCTATGGGGTACAAGAGTAACTGGCACAACCCAAGAAGATGAGCAAGCAGCAAGTAGACCAGCCACAAACGCTTTAATAGAACAACAGGGAGCAAGCAAGGGATATAACTTAAGGATTGAAGACATATTCATGGATTTAGCTAAATTCATAGAAAAAAAGGTTGTCCCTATAATCAAAGATGAACTTAAATCTAATAAAGGAGATTTAGTTAGAATAACCGGAGATGAGGATATATTCAAAGAATTAGACGAAGTATTAATAGAAAACGCTGTACAAAAAGAAGTCCAAAAGGCTTATGATAAAACTGGATATGAAATGTCAGACCAAGAGATAGAAGCATACAAAGAAGAAACTAAACAAAACCTAAAGAAATTAGGTAAAGATAGATTCTTCCCAATTATAGATGAATTACTAGACACAGAGTTTGACCTATACATACCAGTAGACGGAGAAAATATCAACAAAGCTCTAATAGCACAAGGACTAGATAAGATGTTTGGAATGCTTATCAATACAGGACAGATACCACAGGCTAAACAAGTATTGAAAGACATCTATAACACCCTAGGATTAGATTCAGAGGCTCTAAAGATAGAAGATATGAAAGTAACACCAGAGATGATGGGAGCTAATATGCAAGGTAACGCACCTCAGGGGATAGGCGCACAACCAATGATGCCAACCCCACAGGTTCAATAAAATGGACAATCAAGTAGCTAAAGATTTCATAATACAAAACAAAGAACCCTTTGAAGAACTTGGTAGAATGATGAAAGAGATAGATACAGTAAGGGGTGTAAATACAGTCAAAGACTTTCAGGGAAGACAACTGGCTATTATAATCATAAAGGCATGGCTGATGAAACTATGGAACATCGCCTATGAGGATATAATCCCAGATGATGAAGATGACACGATTAGGATAGTAACCCATAAACCAAATAAAGAAGAAGTTTTTTAATTTTTTAAATAAAAAAAATGGAAGAGTCAAACCCAGAGTTGACCGACACTCAGGTGGAAGACCTTTTTAAGGACGACACCGAAGTAGGTAACGAGGATGCTCAAGGCAAAAGTGAAGTTTCACAACTTACACTTGATGAATTGAATACCCTCGCTAAGAGAAAGGATAATCCTTTCACAAGTAAGGAAGATTTCATTAAACACTATGGAAACCTTCAAAGTTTCGTAGGAAAGAAGCAAGAATCTGTAAAAGAAGATCTATCTGCAAAAGAAGAGATAGCCAATCTTAAAAAGGAAATTGCTTATAAAGATGAAATCAATGCATTTATTTCAACCACGCCAACCGCTAAAAATGTTCTCCCAATTGTCGAGGCTTACGCCGAGAAAAAGGGAATCAGTCTAAGTGAGGCATGGGCAAGTGAAGAGTTTAAAAACTTTGCTGAATCGAGCCAAAAAAGGAAGGAGATAATAAGTAATAACAGAATCTCTCCCCTCCAGTCAAAGAATATTCAAGATTTGGCAGAAGCAGCAAAAACTGGTTCAGATGCAGCTAAGAATGAATTAGTAAGTGAATGGTTCGGAAAGAAAAAATAAATGGCAGAGTATACAGACACAAACATACTCTTTACCTACGGAGACGTGAGTAGGAAAGACGATGTATTGCCGTTGATTGAAATCCTGACGCCTAAGGACAACACCTTGCTAACATTGCTCGGTACTGTTTCTGCAACGGACATGGTTCATATCAACATGACTGACACTCTAAAATATAAATGTCAGGAGTGTATAAATCTTCTCTTATTGACTTGGAACTCCCTAACGGGAATACAGGGCGGAAGCGAAAGCACCGTGAACGACTAAGTGAGAAGACATCCTTAACTGCCAATAGGATGATGCGATAGTCTGAGCACCAGCTATACATAAAACTGGTGAGAGAAATCCGAAGAGGTTTCTCCGCACATTGAAAACTTGACACCATTAGATACAACTGCTACAATAGTAGTATATGAAAAAAGGATTTAAAAAAGGTCACATACCATGGAATAAAGGCAACCACATAAGGCTAAGTCCAAGTGGTGAATTTAAGAAAGGGATGATACCTTGGAACAAAGGAATAAAAACTGGTAAACCAACTTGGAATAAAGGACTCAAAAATTGGATGGTTCATCCTAATAAGGGAAAGACTAATCCTAAAGGAGCAGGTAAAAATCACTGGAATTGGAAAGGTGGAATTACTGAAGTCAATAGATTATTTAGAAATTCTGGACCATACAAAGAATGGAGAAGATTAGTTTTTGAAAGGGATAGATTTACTTGTGTAATATGTGGATATAGAAGTCATAAAAGACGAGATATACGAGCCGACCATATAAAACCTTATTCTCTTTATCCAAAACTAAGATTAGAGGTATCTAACGGAAGAACTTTATGCCTTCCTTGCGATTTAAAGCACGGATGGAATATGTTTAGAGATGGTGTCAATCCAAGAAAAAATGTGAAGTAACAAAATGTGACACAGCTGCTTCTGCAGCCGTTCGAGAAGGTGAAGCACTTACAGGTCGTGCTTTATCAACTCCATCACGTGTTTCTAACGTGGTAGAGGTTGTCGCAAAGACCTATGTAGTAACCGACGCTCAAAAACTTATCCAACACTGGCATGGTGAAGATGAGTTGAGCAGACAGAGAACTAAAGGTTTAACTGACTGGAGCAATTCAGCAGAATTTGACCTTATGCGTTCAACTCTAGTTTCTGGAGTTTCAGGAACAGTTCCTAAGATGAGTAAAAGTTTGACATTATCA